ATAACAAAGCAAGACCAAATTATTTATCAAGAAGCAAGAATTTATCAACTGGTTTAGACGAACCAGTAAAACCAAAATTTACACGCTTTGTGAAGGGCAAACCTTGTTAATTTTTAATTTCACCGAAAGGTGCGATTTTAAATCTTCAAGGGTGTAAAATAACTTTCACATTCTATTATAGTAAATAGAATATGAAGATTCTAAGTATAGACGTTGGCATTAAAAACTTGGCTTTTTGTTTATTTGAAAAATCATCAGGTGATAATGAATATAAAATTGCAAAATGGGATGTGGTTAATATTAGTTGTGATATGGAGGCTAAATGTTGTGAAATTGAAAAACTAAAATACTGTGATAAACCTGCAAAATTTTCAAAGAATGGTAAATGTTATTGTCTTAAACATAGTAAAAAACAACCTTTTCAGGTTCCATCATCTGACTTAAAACCAAATTACATTAATAAGCAAAAAATAAAAAACCTATACGAGTTGGCCGAAAAATATAACATTAAGTATGAAGATCCAATTAAAAAAACAGCCTTAACTGCTCTTATAAATAATTATGTTTTTGAAAAATGTTTTGAACCTATTAATGATATAAATGCTTCAAAAATTGATTTAATTACAATTGGTAGAAATATTAAAACTAAATTAGACACTATTTTGTGTGAGTATATAAATACACTAACTCATGTTGTTATTGAAAATCAGATTAGTCCAATAGCAAATCGTATGAAAACAATACAGGGGATGATAGCTCAATATTTTATAATGAAAAATAGTAATACCAGAATAGAATTTGTATCCTCTTTAAATAAACTAAAAGATAGTCAACAAGAAAATAAAACTAGTTATAGTGATAGAAAAAAATTAGGAGTTCAAAAATGTCTAGATGCAATTTCAACGAATTTAAGTTATAATTCATGGGAATGTTTTTTTAAAAGTCATACCAAAAAAGACGATTTGGCAGATTCATTTTTGCAAGGAACGTGGTTTATATCTAATAAATTAATATAAATATATAATGGTATAAAAACATAAGGCAATTATTATTTAATGCAAAATATGTTCCAAAGTATTATGCAAAATGCGTATCAACATGTGTTACAAAACCTAACTACGCGCACTACAAAATTTTTAAATTTAATTAAAACAAATGTAAATGACGATAATAAAATTACTAATAAAATTACTAATGATATTAAGTTAGATTTTTCAAATGTTCTTATTGTTCCAAAGATAAGCACATTAAATTCTAGAAGTGATGTAGACTTAGAGAGAAAAATTGTTTTTGAACATAGTAAACGTAGTTGGAAGGGTATTCCTATTATGATAGCAAATATGGACACAACTGGAACAATTGAAATGGCAAGAATATGCCAACAACATCATATTATTACTTGCTTACATAAGTTTTATAAGGCCGAAGAAATCCCTGAAGATCTTGATAGAAATTATTTTATGGTATCAATTGGTACAAGAAAAGATGATTTAGATAATTTAGACATAATTATGGAAAAGGTAAAACCGTATTTTATATGTTTGGATATTGCAAATGGTTATTCAACTCATATATTTAATACAATTGATGCAATTCGTTCAAAGTATCCAGAGGTTACATTAGTTGCCGGAAATGTGGTTACTTATGAAATGGTTGAAAAATATTATAATAGAGGAGTTGACATTATTAAGATGGGAATTGGATCTGGAAGTGTATGCACGACTCGTCTGCAAACAGGAATAGGTTATCCTCAGTTTAGTTGTATATATGATACAAAAGTTCAAATAAAGAATCCTAACATTCACATTATTTCAGATGGAGGAATTCAATATGCTGGAGATTTTAGCAAGGCTTTTGGTGCAGGTGCAGATTTTGTTATGTGTGGAGGTTTATTTGCGGGACACGAGGAATGCTCTGGTGAGACTATTATAGAAGATTCTATTAAATATAAGGTATTTTATGGTATGAGTTCTTCAAATGCGATGGTAAAACATTATGGTGGGGTTGCAAATTATAGAGTTGCTGAAGGTAAGTGTGTTAAATTAAAACATCGCGGAAATGTAGAAAAAACTATATTAGATATTCTTGGAGGAATCCGGTCTACATTAACATATATTGGTGCAACGCACATGAAAGAGGTTTTTGATAAAGCGACATTTATTAGGGTAAATAATGTTGCAAATACAATTTATAATGGAAGAGAGATATAATAAAAATCCACTATTTAGAAGGTTATTTATAGTTTTTATTTGCAAACTGTATAATAAATAAGATAGATGTATTTTATAAGTTTATAAAATATATTATTTATAATTCGTATTACTTAAAATTATATGTTCTTACTAATTCATAATGGACAGTGGAATTATTGATATTACTTCATTAAATTTAGGTGAAAGTGGATCGGGTTCTAGCAGATCATCAAATTTTGGTTCAGGAATTGAATTATTAATGAATGATAAAAAGTCTTCAGGAGGTCGTCCATCAAGTGACATTCATATAGATGATTTGAATAATTTGGAAGATGAATTGAATGAATTGGTAGAAGAAACTGGTCCTGAAATGAATTTTTTTGAGGGCAAATCTGATATGTTTAGCAAAAGTGTGTCCTTAAATTTTGATGATGATAAAACGCACTCTAGTGTAAGGTTTAGTGAGCCTGTGCCAAGTATAGGTCAAGCAACTGCAGAGGGGTCTCCCGAAAATAAAACTTGGGACGGATTCACAAAATTTAATAATGTTCCCATTAATCCCGACAAACCTATGTCAAGCCAGCCTCAAATGAGTAAGGAAGAACTCCTAAGAGAGAAGTTTAAGTATTTAAGAAAACTTGAAGCGTTGGAGCAAAAAGGAGTTAATTTAACAAAGAAGTATAGTATGGACTCACCTCTTGCAGAAATGCAAGGGGAATATGAAATGATAATGGAAGAAAAAACAAAACAAAACTCAGTTAAATTTCAAGGAAATATGCTTATGGCGTGTATAAATGGTATTGAATTTTTAAACAATAGATTTGACCCATTTGACATTAAATTAGATGGGTGGAGTGAACAGATAAATGAAAACATGACAGATTATGATGATGTATTCGGAGAATTGTATGAGAAGTATAAAAGTAGAGCATCTATGGCTCCTGAGTTGAAGTTGTTATTTCAACTCGGTGGAAGCGCTATGATGGTTCACATGACAAATACTATGTTCAAATCTGCCATGCCTGGAATGGATGATATCTTGCGCCAAAATCCTGATTTAATGAGACAGTTTCAAACTGCAGCAGTTAATTCAATGAGTCAACAAAGTCCGGGATTTTCTGGATTTATGAATAATATGATGAACCCTGAACCTCAAGTGACTATGAATGGACCACCCCCGCCACCGATGGCAACGCAGGGAATGAATGTTCCACCTAGCCGTCCAGGAAATAATAGTAGTTTTAACAACAGACCAGATTTAAATGCTAGTATGGGTCGCAATAGTTTTAATCCGAATCAGAGTGATGGAATTAATATCAGAGAGAATTTTGCAGGGGCTTCCGATGGAGAAAGAAGTAATAGACGTGGTGGAGGACCTCGCGCTGAAATGAAAGGACCAAGTGATATTTCAGATATTTTATCAGGATTGAAAACTAAGACTATAAATATTCAAGAAGCTCCTTCTCAAAATAACATTAACATTAATGATAGTAGCACTATTAGCATTTCAGACTTGAAGGAGTTGCAATCAGATGGTAATATGCCAAAGCGAAGTAAGAGACGCCAAAAGTCAGATAAAAACACTGTCAGTTTGGACATATAAAAAATTGAAGTAAATTTTTGCAACAATTTATTGTAAAGATGGTCGGATACCAATTTGCATTTATATTTATTATTAGCTGTTTTGTTATTACGACATCAGACTTTCATAAAGAACGGGTATCAAAAATTTTTGACGGTATATTCTATAATTTTAATGAAACAACCCCTATATGGAATTTAAGTATAAGCAATAATTGCATTCATTGTTGGAATGATGATGTAATACACATGCAAAATGTTGGTATTGATATTAAAAACGCTGTGCATATTGTTGATTAAAATAAAAATATGGTTGTAAAAAATAAAAATAAAAAAAACATATATAATAACAATAAGTTATGTATGAAAATGGTTTATTTATATTTCGTAGAGACTATAGAATTGTAGATAATAATGGTCTTAATTTGATAAATTCTAAATGTAAAAATGTTTACACTATTTTTATTTTTACTCCAGAACAGGTGGGAAATGGAAATGATTATAAATCAAATAATGCAATTCAATTCATGATTGAAAGTTTAGGTGATTTGGCAGAAGAAATTCATAAGAATGGAGGTAGATTATATTTTTTTTATGGATCCAACAATAAAGTAGTTTCGGATTGCGTTGAATCACTAAAAATTAACTATGTTTGTTTTAATTCAGATTATACTCCATATGCAATGGAGAGAGACACTAATATATTTAATATTTGTAAGAAAAATAATATAGAATGTGAATCAGTTCACGATTATTATTTGCATGAACCTGGTGCTATTTTAAGTGGAAGTGGAACACCTTATAAGAAATTTACTCCATATTATAATGCTGCATTAAAAATGCATGTTCAGAAACCTAGTAAATTTCATAAAATTAAATTTAAAACAAGCAGTGTACATCTTTCAAATACTATTTCTTTAGAAAATGCATTTTCAAAATTCACAAAAAATAACAACCAAATACTTGTACGTGGAGGTAGAGCAGAAGCTATAAGAACTTTAAAAATTGCATTAAAAACCCAAAAACATTATTCGGAAACTAGAGATGAAGTATATAAACCAACAACTCTGTTGTCTGCATATATTAAATTCGGATGCATAAGTATTCGTGAAGTATATAAAACCTTTAATGGAAATCATGATCTTATAAGACAATTGTTCTGGAGAGATTTTTACATGAATATTCTTTTTTCATATCCATATGTGATTGATAAACCGATGAAACCCGCTTATTCTAAGATAAAATGGCACAACAACAATAGATGGTTAAATGCTTGGACAAAAGGTGAAACAGGATTCCCTATTGTAGATGCTGCTATGAGAGAGTTAAACGCTACAGGATATATGCATAACAGAGCAAGACTTATTGTTGCTTCATTTTTAACAAAGACATTATTATTAAATTGGAAACTTGGTGAAAAATATTTTGCAACAAAATTAACAGACTATGATGTTGCAAGTAATAATGGAAATTGGCAGTGGATATCATCAAGTGGTGCAGATTCACAACCATATTTCAGAATTTTTAATCCTTGGTCACAGGGAAAAGAATGCGACCCAGAGTGTATTTATATAAAAAAATGGGTACCAGAACTAGAAAATGTTTCTGTAAAAGATATACATAATTGGAATACTGAATGGGAGAATTATAAAAATAAAGATATAAAATATTCAAAACCGATTTGTAATTACGAAGAACAAAAAGAAAAAGCGTTAACTATGTTTAGAGCAATTTATTAAAAAATAAATTGTATTATTGTATTATTGTATTATTGTATTATTGTATATTGTATATTTTGTGTCAAGTTATAATTCATTTATTAAATTATATGGTAAATATAATAGTAGTATAATAAATGAATTCAATTGAAAATGAATCAAAAATAATTATTGAAAAAAAAGATTATAAAATAGAAAAAATAAATAACTTAAATTATTTGTTTGAGTGTAGTATAGTAAATTATAAAATTTTATTGAATAAGATTTTTACTTTGGATATTATAAAACTTATAAATGAAATAAATAAAGTTGATATATTTGAAGATTTTGGCTTTGAAATGCATGATAATAATAATTGTACGTTTTTTATTTTATTTAAACATTTTTATGCAGATTTTGGAATATCACAAAAATATATACATTTAAATGTTACAATTGAAAATAATAATAAACATATAATTTATAAGGCTTTTTTAAATTCTAGTTATCCTACAAAATTATATCAATCATCAAATTTTAAATCAATTGAAAGTATTCCCATACAAGATATAATAGCAACTTGTGATTTTATAAGTGATCATGAAGTTAGAATAAAAAATATTACAAATTTAAAAAAAAGCAATATTATTAGTGATTTACCAGAATTAATTGAAAAAATGGCAATAACTATAATGTGTAAAATATTTTTAAGAACAAAACAATTTATAGAGAAAATAAGTATAAATAACACAGCAATTTAAATTAAATGTATTATGTATTTTATATAATTAATTTATTTATAACATATATTTCAAATATACATTTTGTATTTGATGTAGCATTTATTTTTTTATATGAATACAGTATTTTTCTTAAAACTGAAAATTATACAGACTTCATACGTAACGTCGCAAAGAAGTTATCAGTAAAAAATATACTATATGTTAAAATGTTTCAAGCAATTTCATTAAACAATAATTTAATTGATGGTGCAATAAATTCTGAATTAATAAAATATACAGATTCTGCGCCTTATTGTGAAGATGATATTGATGTAGATTTATTTCAAACTATCATTAAAAAATATTATTTAACTAGTGAAAATGATACAATACCTATTAATTCTGGAATGATTTCACTTGTTTATAAAATGAAAACTTCTCATGATAAAGAAGTTATTATTAAAATTAAGAGAAAGGATATTGATCTAAAGTTAGATGATGCAATTGGGAAATTATTATTTTTAATAAACATACTATCATTTGTTCCACAATTTAATTTACTTGATATTCCAAATGTAATTAAAAAAAATATTTATTTATTGAGACAACAATTAGATTTTAACGAGGAGGTTAAAAATACACTTGAGATGGAATATAACTGTAAAAATTTACAATATATAAAAATTCCAAAAGTATATGCAGATGTTACTAGTGATTTTTCAAGTGTTATTATGATGGAATACATAAAAGGGGTTCATATATCAAAACTGAATGAAACCGATTATGATAATTTTGCTAAATTGATAATGAAGTATGGATTTGTTTCAATAATAAACAACAGCGTAACTCATGGAGATCTTCATGCTGGAAATGTTATTTTCATTAAAAATAAAGAACCCCCATTTTACCAGTTAGGATTAATAGATTTTGGTATTGTTACTAGGGTAAATAAAGATACAACAAAATTATTTTTAGATGTAGTTACAAATATGTTTTCAGAATCTGGAAATGTTTTGGCAAAATCTATATTAGATTCAATAATTGAACCGAAAGAAGTGTTTCAGATTATAAATTTGGAACATAGAGAGAATTTATATTTAGAAGCAAGTAAAATAATAGACGATTCTTTGAATTGTTCCAAGACTGCAAATCAAATAAAAATATATGATTTTATTAGAAAATTTAATACATATTTGCACAATAATAATTTAAAAAAACATGGTTTGTATATTTGTGACGATTTTGTTAAACTTCAAATGGCTCTGGCTATGTCTCATGGTGTAAGTTTGTGTTTATGTAGAAATGATTTCGTTCCTTTTGCGAATGAAGTATTGACAGAGTTATTCCATATAGATTTATTATTTATTGAAAATAATTAATAGTGTTGTGGATTTTACAATTCTTAATTTAAAAATTGAAACAAGATATAAAAGATTTGTATGTAAATGTAAATTAATAAAACAAATGCAATCAGTATTAAAAGAAATAGGGGAAGAAATGCCAGGGTCGTTTATATTTATTGACGGTAGTTATTTTTGTTTCTATCGTTACCATTCCATTATGAGATGGTGGAAAAGCGCTTATCCTGAAATTGTTATTGAAGATCCTTCAAAAAATGATAAAATTGTTGAGAAGTTTAAAAAAACATTTGTAGACACTTTAAAAAATCTTCGTAAGAACTTGAAAATTGTAGACGATAACCCTTATATAATTGTTTGTAAAGATTGTAAGCGGGATAATATTTGGAGAAATGAAATTTATGATAAGTATAAAGCAACTAGAACAAATGCTGATGGTTTTATGGGAGGTCCATTTTTCAAAATGGTTTATGAAGAAAACTTATTTCAAGAAGGCGGTGCGAAATGTATATTAAAACATCCAAAACTAGAGGCCGATGATTGTGTTGCTATTTCTGTAAAGCATATTTTACAGAAATATCCAAATTCAAATATATATATTATTACAAGTGATAAGGATTATTTACAATTAGCTGGACCAACAGTTCGAATTTTCAATCTTGGATATAAAGAAATATCAGAAAAAACACTTGGTGGTAGTGCAGAAGCAGATTTATTTTGTAAAATTGTAATGGGAGATACTAGTGATAATATAAAATCTGTATTGAGTAAATGTGGCCCCAAAACAGTTTTAAAGTGTTACAATGATAAACAATATTTTGACGATAGAATGAAAAAGGAAAATGCATATGAAAAATTTGAATTAAATCAGAGAATTATAGATTTTAATTTTATTCCTCAGAATTTAATTGACGAATTTATTATTTCAGATGGTTATACGTCTAATTGATAAAAATGAATATAAAATATATAATAAATAATATAAAATATATATTAGATGTCTAATATATATTTTATTAGTTTCAATTGTGTTATTTTTAATTTTTATTTTACTTTATTTTACTTTATTTTATTTTATTTTATTTTTCCAAACATTTAATTTACTTAATTTAATTTATTTTTTCTAGTTTTTTTCCCACCATAATAAGAGACATTAAACCGTCTTGTATTATAATTTGGTTGTTGTAAAGGATAATATCTTACTTTTGATTTATTTTCCCTTGATTCATCTTCCTTTCTATATTTTACTGTAGAAGGTGCAACATCACCTGTCTTATAAAAATCGGTTGGTTGATAAAGTAATCCAAACATATCAGCAAAAGCTTGCCTTATTTTTTCATACCGCAAATGACATGCAATTACTGGTTGTTTAATAAGAGGAATGGAGTCACCTGGATATAATTCAAGATCTATAATAATATAGTAGCTTAATTTTGAATCATCTGTTCTAACAGTATTTGAGTTGTTAATATTAATATACTTATTTGCAAGTTGCATTTGACCTCCGTATAAATTGTTGACTGGTTCTTCAATATGACCGCCCCCTTTTTTTGGAATTCTACGAATTCTTCCCTTTTTTATGTTATTGCGATTGTACTTATCTGTTAATGTGTTTAAGTAATCTCGGAAGATATTGTTGTTTCCATACCATCCATTACGTCTTCCATCAGGTGTTAAATACTTCCATTGAGTTTTAAAAACTAAATATTTCAAGTAATCTGGTATTTCATCAAATTTATAAATAAATTTATTATCTAAATTGCTGTGCATAATTTCAAAGTGTTGTGCACCTGATTCGGTTATTGTTGTTAAAAGTAAAAAAGCATAATTAGAAAATTCGTTGGCATTAGAATTATCCGCACCTAATGATACCACTCTATAATAACCGTCTTCTGATAAAGTTACGTTATTATTTATTGAAGATATACCTGTATGAATTATATTTGCAGAATTTGAAACTTCTGCAATTTCATATAAATATTCGTTTGTACCTGCTACTTTATGATTTTTTGTTACAACCCCAAACATTTCTTTCCCATTTGAATTCAAAAACCTTACATCTGTTCCTTTAGGAAATACTTTAGGGCGTGTTGTATCAATTATTATGAATTTAACTTTAAAAATGCGTTCTAAAATAAAAAGCGCAGTTTGATCCCCCCAATATTTAGAGTTTTCTCTTATAACTTTTCTTACTGTAGATTCGTTGTTGCCTATCCATCTTCCTTGATCATCTAACAAGAAAGAAAAATCTCTTTTTAGTCTAATTTCATCTTCTGATGTATTTGGATCACTATCATCAATATTTTCTATATTTCTGTGAATGTCCCATAATGAAATTTCTTGGTTAGTTATACCATATGTTTCATCTGCAACAGCATTTCGCAAAGATGTTTTTGAAAAATACCCGTTTGAATCTGCAAATGGGTTATTTGAATTATTGTTATTATTTATTAATTCTCCATTAAAAATCATAGCAATCGCTAAAAATAAACAATCCCCTCCACCTTTATTATTAATAACAGCCCAATTTTTAATTGTATTATTTATTTCATCTTCATTAATTTGTTGAATTACACCATCAGAAACACCAGAATTGTATAAGTTTGCGATGTGTTTTTGTAATATTATTGTGTTGTCTTGATCAAAATATTTTTCTATTATTTTCTGATATCCTCTTTTAATTTTTTCACCTGGTGTTAAGACTTCGGTTGCGTCATCTTCATAAATTGATTCAACATCTGAATTTGAGTCATCTTCATAATCGTCTAATATCTCTTCACATTTTTGTAAAATTCCCAATTTTGTTATTTCTGGTATAAGTATATCAATTGCATCATTATATTTTTTTCTAAGAGAACGCATAACAATTTTATATCCTGAATTTTTATTCTTATTTATAAATTGGGCGTTGGTATTAATTTTAATGCTATTTTGTAAGGCTTCATGCGTTTTATATGAATCTCCAGTTAAATATACATAATTTGGAATCAACTGTATAACCGATTCGCTTTCTTTTAAAATTTCTTCATAAGATTTATTCATTCTTTTGTAAATTTTATCAAGAACATAACAAAGATTTTGTCTTGCTGCTACTAGTGAAATTTCTCTAGAGTATTTAATTGCTGATATTCTAGAATAAACTGTAATTAAATCATAACATAATCTAATAGCATTTTGATATTTTACATAATCGTTTTGTTGAGTTTTTATAATTTCTGAATCAGGGAAAGCAAAATCTAACATACTCGGATTTATTTTTTGAATTGGTGTTTTTAATTTTACTACATTTTCATGAAAAATATCTCGTTGCTGCTGTGTATATTTTTCGTTGTATTGATCTATTAAAATTTTTGCTAGTGAAATTTTACCTTCAATCGTGTCATTTCCAATAATATAATCTTTAATGCTAGATAAAAATACATCAGTTTGTCTATATAAAATTTTCCACATTCCAAGATCAATAGTAAAATCATATTTTAATACAGAAAACATATATACATCAAACTGATATCTATTTAATTGTAATAATATAGGATGTTCGTAATAATTTTGTAACATTTCAACGTAATTTTTTGGTATTGCATATTCTTTTTTGATAAAATTATCTATATAAGAAATCATTTTATTGATAGACTGTAACGTATTAGATAATGGACGATCTTCAATTGTTTCAATATTGTTTAATATACTTTTATAACATTGTACATCAAATTTGATAATATTTAGTTTTAAAATATTTTGATATTCCTTTTCGGATTTATTTAATTTATAATCACGTTCTTTTACTATATATAATTGAGAATAAAATGCATACAAAGCTTTAATGTAATTTATTTGTGAATATATCTTATTAACCAATAATTTTAATGATTCAAGAAATGAATTTAAAAAATGCACCTTGTATTTTTCAAGCAATACAATTATTTTTATAACATCGTTTTTTAAATTAATATTATTAATAAGATTTTCATAAGTTATACCATTTGTTTTATTGTTATTTATTATTACGTTTATTTGTTTAACAGTTTCATCATACATTTTTTTATTCTTAAAAATGTTATTTTTAGAGGATTCATTTACTTCTTCTTGATGACTTGTAACTTCAGATAGAGGTTCATTTGAAAAATCTACGGGAATTGCTACAGGGTTTGTTTTTTTTGCATTTATTAATGAAAAATATTCCCCTACGGATTTATCGTAGATTTCTTTTTTTTGTTTATATATTTTCCCTTTTTTTAATAATGATTGATAAAGTGGGTCTAGAACCTTATTGTTTAATTTTATATCATCAGAATAATTTCTATTTATTGAATATAAAAGATTTATAGATACTGGATCGTTTGATAAATTTGCATCCTCATCTAAATTAATAATATTTTGATATACTAATTTTTTGGTAGCCAAATTACGAGCAATTTTAGGTATTTCTGTTTTAGAATCTTCTTCATATGGATATTTTAAAGATTCTTCTATAGTTTTTGGTTTAATAATCAATCCTCTTGCAACATCCCTATTATTATTTAATCCATAATCGTCTTTAAATTTACTAATATCGCTAGATATAGCAAACCCAGAAATAGAATCAGAGTGTTCTTTTTGAAATTTTATAAATTCATCGTCCGCTAATTTATTTTGAAGTAACATATTTTGTTGAATATTATACATTCCTTGCCCATAAGATGATTCCATTAATTGTTTTTCAAAGCTTTTTTTGTTTACTTGCCAGTCCCCATTAATCCACTCGTGTGAAAAAATAGTATACGGTTTACCTTTAATATAAAAACGATTGTTTTTCTTGAATAAAATATCCAACGTAACTTTAATGTTATTGTCAATAATTCCATATTTTTTTGCATCTTCTATTGACATTTTTTTTTGAAAACCAGATGCGACATTTCTAGAAACAAGGCTATTAAAATCACTTTTATTAAAAAATTGTGTAAATTTCTCTTCATCGGGATAACCTGGTGGAATTTTAAGAGAGATAGATCTATTAAGTTTTATTAAAGGATTAAAAAAAACAGTTTCACTTTTAATATTAGGAACAGTCATATCTGGTTCATATTTTATTTTAGAAAATCCTCTAATTCGTGTGTTTATAAATATTGTTAATGTATTAGGGTATGACATACTTATAATACATTAAGAATATTAAAATCCGTTTTTAATTATTTTGAACAACTTCTTTAAATTTTGAATATATATTTTCTTGTTGTTTTTTTTGTTTTTCCTTTTTTGCCTTTTCTAATGTAGAAATTGCAGCGTTTATTTCATCATCTGTTACAACTCCATCATTATTTGAATCAATTGTTGATTCCAATCTACTTAATACTCTATAATTTTGGGGAACTATACAAAATGTACTTTCCTCATTAAATAAGTGGTCAGAAAGTATTACAAATACAGCAGTTAATCCCAACGCTGCATATATATCTCTCGTACCCATCCAAGCCATAGCAAAAACTAATATTTGTTTTGTTACTGTCATTTTAAGATATTCTTCCGTTGATTTGCTAAATTGAATGGTAATAAATTTGGATCCTACGTTAAGTAATATCATGACACATCCAGCGAAAAATTTGCTATTATTCAAATATAATATGTGATTGTGCATATAATTCAACGCGTCCATAAAAAAATTTGAATGTGTAACAAAAGGATGTTTTTTAATATTAATATTTGATGTACGTTTGGTCATATATTTAATAAATATAAAAAATATAACAAAAATATAACTGTGGATAAAAAACTAATTATAATTAATATTTTTTATAATAATCTAAATTTTTTAAGGAAAACTCTTCCATTCGTTGAAAACGTTTCAATTGTATCATTTGTATAATTACGCATTTTTCTTAAACATGGTTTATATATTTCATTTATAACTGGAACAAAACTTTCACGATTATAATCATTATTTATCATTTCAAATGCAATTGCTAAAATAATTATAATTAATAAAAAAGTAATATTTTTGGAAAATAAATTTTTATTCATTTAGAAATAATTATATTATAACAAAATATAATTATTTTACAACTAGTATTATGCTGTTGCTGTTATTGAGGGTTTTAATGTTGATATAGTAGATTTTGGAGCTCCTGTTGGTTCGGATGGGCTCACACTTGTTGATGAAGATGCTGTGTATAATAATTTTTTTGAATCTTCTGGTTTAGTTATTTCTTTTGCATTAAGCATTAATTCTGTTTGATTTGTACCGGATGAATTTTTATTTTGTGTTACAACTTGAGGAATATTAATTGGGCGTTCTTGTGATTCAGGTTTAATTAATGAATCTGTTGAATTTTCAACTGAAGCAGGCTGAGATGCAATTGGTTTTCCATTTTTTACATCTTCAGATTTAGGAATAATATCAGAAGGTGTTTCGGTTTGTTTATTTTCAAACCCTTCATTATTTACTTCAACAAAATACACATAATTAATTAAAATAATAGCAGTAACAATTAATCCAACTACAGTATTATAATTAGTTAATAAAATAACTAGTAATAGTAATATTGCTTTTCCAAAAATTGTGTTAAAAGATTTACTAAATATAGTAGGATATAATGACACTAATGCAATTAGCAAAATAAAAACAATAGGAATCCAGTTAGACTTATTCGTAATGTATAATTGTTTAGGTATAAACTTATTAATTTTGTTAAACATGGTCATCTTATAAATATTATTAATATTATTTTTTATATAGATGAAAAAAAACGTGCCTATTATTCCCTTATTATATTTCACTTATTCTAAAATCTTAAATTTAAAATGATAAAATAATAATTTAAGTCTGTTTTCCAAATTATTATCTTATTTTTTAATAAGAGAATGTCTTTAGCAATGTATGCAGCACCATTTGATAATGAAAATAATCAAATAAATAGTAAAGATAATGATAACCCAATTGCTAGAAAAAGAATGTCAAATAATAGAACTCAAAAAAGAATTCCTAAAGAAAATGCACATTCAGAAAAAGTTGCTTCTGTTTTACAGAGTATTCACAACCTTCCAGATGATTCAGAAAATTCAAATGAATTAGCAGATTTTAATCCTTTACCACCACCTACTTCTGTTGGAGTTGAACAAACTAGAATTAGAGACCATGAAGAACAACAAGAGCAATATCAAGATGATAGTAAACATAATGATAGACAACAAATAAATCAAGATTATTATAAAAGATTTATACCAAACTACGAAAAGTTATATAAGAATTCAAACGCTAATATGCCTTATTATACTCAAACCCAACCTCAACAATATAAGTCTTATGGAACAGGAATGTCTGGTGAAAATAGTATTTTGCTTGAAAAGTTAAATTATATGATTCATCTTTTAGAAGAACAACAAGATGAAAGAACAGGTAACGTAACTGAGGAGGTTATATTATATTGTTTTTTAGGAATATTTATCATTTTTATAGTTGATTCTTTTGTGAGAGTTGGTAAATACGTGCGTTAATGCAAAATTAAAACCTTATTAGGTTTAAAAGTGTGATACGCAAAATTATAAAAGAAGTAAGCAGTTGGACTTACAATTACTGGTTTAGTTTTCATCTTTAATGCGTTAACGATTAAGTGGTTATCAGATATTTCTTCTACAACTGCAAATTTGAACTTATCTAGTTCGCAAATCTTCCATAATGCTACTTTATATCCTTGAATAAAAATGTCTGTTTCTCTCTTTGAAAAACAATTAATAGATGCAAAACAACATAAAGCTTCGCAATTTTCTCTAATAAATGTGCATGTTTTTCTATAGAAATATGCACTTTTTACCTCACCATGTTCAATTATCATATAAATGTAAATATTTCTACTCTTTATAAGTTCTAAAATATTGGATACTTCTGGTTGAATGCATATATCAAATTTTGATACTGAGTTTTCTCTCATGAAATCAAATAAATGGTGTATATTTGATTTACCACATTCAACAAGATTTAGTCGTGCCATCAAATCAAATGGTTTGTTCCATCCAAACATATCAAACCCATATGTATTATAAAGACACAACGGAACTATACCAGTTAATTCATCTTCTCTCTTGAATAATGACACAACAATTTGTCGGTTATGATGTCTTTGGTTATAATGGTGTGTTTGAATTATCTGAGAGGCTATGCCTTTCTTGCGATACATTTTATCTACACATAAATGGTCAACGTAGTATACATCAAATCTTGTATCATTTCTATTTGATTGTTTTGTCTTATTTATTGTAACGTTTAGAGGTCGTGTAGTCATTATACCAACAAGTCTTGTGGATGGCGTTGTAGTGCCTTTTTTTAAGTTCATTAGAAGTTCATCTTCATAGTAAAAAGAGAAAAAACTAATTGCATTATGCCCTTCAAAATATGCCAAAATATTTTGTTTTTCAGGTAAATAGCAATTATCATTATTTTGTAAATAGTTTTCTCTAATAAACCTTATAAATTTATTAATTCTTAATTCGCTTACAGATTCGTATTTAATTGTTTCAATTGAGTTAAAATTGCAATACTTGTTTTTCTCTGGAAGTTCGGAGTTAATAATTCCTGATGAAAACAAGTAATAATGGAAATCATAAAAGTGGAAAACCGGTTGTAAAGTCCAAAATCTATATTTTATTTTTATATATGCTGTAATTAATATAAGAATTATAAATATTAATAATGTTATGTATGGAAGATAATACATAATATAATTATAAATTTAATTAAAAAAATAATAACGCGTTCAATATTTATGATGGTTTTTGGAAAATATATAAATATTGATACTCATAACCCACTTTAATAAGGTCAATTTTGCCTTGAACAATAAATCCGGCGTTTTTTGCCATTGTTAAAATATCTTTTTCAGATTCCATATACATATTATGTTCTTGTTTTCTGAATACTTTACCATTCTCTTTATTTTGAAATTTTTCAACGAATTTAGCTGAATTTTTCTTATTATCTAAGTCAAAATTAGCGCTGTATTTAAAATCTTGGAAAGTAACATTACTTTTTGTTATTCTTTCTTTCGCATATCGTTGAGGAGTTAACATCAATAATGGATTTGCAGGAGGTAAAATTGGATCAAACATATCTCTGTTAACAACGTGGACTACTAAACTTCCTCCAGGCATTAACCAATTCATACAATTATTGAAAAACTGCATCTTATCTTTGATGTAATATAATGTAAAGTACAGACATAAAATATGTGTAAAACTTTGAGGTTGAAATTGCATAGCATTTAAAACATCTCCTTCAACAAAATCGTAATCTGGGTAATTTTCCTTGGATTTTTCAATCATAGAATGAGAGTTATCTAGTCCAACTGCTTTGAACCCCTTCTTATTAAATAATCCTACGTGATGTCCTGTTCCTGACCCGACATCTAAAATAATACTCTCTTGAGTTGGTTTTGTTGAATTTACAATTTGTCCAACCTCATAATCGTCTTTTAAATTACTGAATACTAATGAATCGTATATATCGCTGTAAAAATCATCATATACGTCTTCACCAGTTTTAAACATAAATTTATCGGTTTGCTCAAAACCTTCTATGTTATTTTTACTTGAACGAAAAATTGCAATAACTATTAATAATAATATTATAAAAAATAACACCTTTCCCCATGTGGAAGTTTTTTTATAAATTGTAGAAATAGATTGTAGTGGTTTTGTAATAATTTTTAACGACATTTCTTCTATATGTATTGTTGTGATTTTTTTTGTTTTCATATAAATTATAAATGTCTGATTCAGAAATAAATGATTTGAGAGAACAAAAAGATTTTAAAGGAATTACATTTTCTGAATTTAAAAAAACGGATGTTAAAAAAGAATTACTAAATAATTTAACAAAATCAAAAATAGAACCAGCATGTTATTGGAGTGCAGAGTTTATTTGTTCAGGCCATTATTCAGAATTATGGGAGATAATTCTTTATTTTTACAGCAAGTATATTCATTTAGGAAATCCTAAATTAGCAATTTATCTTGATTTAAGAATTCAAACATTTAAGGAAATTATTACAAATGGATATTCTGGAAATGAAATAAAGATGAGAAATAGTGACAAAATAAGAAAATTATTTTGTGAGATCATTTGCATTCTTTGTTATGCAAAACGAAAACATAGTTTTGATGAAATTAAAATAAAAAAAGATGATTTTGATATGATTCATATTGCAGATAGATTAAAGGCACCAAATGCAGCATATGCAACAAATATTATATTGCCTGGAGATCCAAAAGAGTTATATATTGCTGTTAATGAATTCGCATATAATATTTCTAAAGATGGAAAGAATAGTATAAATGCTTGTTATTGGATTGAATGGTTATCTGAATATGAATTAATGTGTAAAAATAAAAAAGAAGTTTGTAAGTGTGAACGGAGGTCAAATATACCAGTAAATATTAAAGATCAGTTGGATATTATATGGATAATATGGGATTCTTTATTAAAAGAATCCGAAAATCGCAACAAATTAATTAAAAAAATAATGAAAAGTCTTTTAAATTTATTTACGTTAAAGTATTCAAATGGATGCAGCAGAAAAAGACGATATATATTATATTATGCAGTTGCTCTTCTTACAGAGCCTGTTAATTTGGATGAAGATTTACTAAAAGAAAAAGACATCATAAATATAGTTACAAGTAAGATTGATAACATATACAAACAAATTAAAAAAAACGAGAAATCTCCCCAAACAGATTATTTATTTGCAAATTTGAATAAAAGTAATTTAGACAAAACAATAGCCAAACTTGAAAAAATGAATAATTTTGGGGAAACTTTTATTCCGCGTTTATAAAAATATAACAATATTATATTATATAAATTATGACAAAAACTAGAAGAATTGGGTTAAAGAATGGAACTCGTAAAAATCGCGGACCACACAGTTTACAAAAATTTGAACAAGAAGTAATAGTTAAATTTTTAGAAGTGTTAAATTTAATTAAGCTTTATCACTGGAAAACTCACAGTTATGCTACACATAAAGCCACTGATGACTTAAATTCTAAATTGCATGAAAATGTTGATTCGTTTGTTGAGGTTCTCTTAGGAAAGCGAGGTGATAGAGTTAATTTGACTCATAAAAAAAATATTTCACTCAAAGATTACACCTCGGTTCAAGAATTTAAGAGAGAACTTGAAAAGTTTAAGAATTATTTAGTTGGTTTAGATAATTGCATCGCTTTAAAAACTATGTCAAATAGTGATTTATATAATATTCGCGATGAAATGTTGGCAAATGTAAACCAATTTTTATATTTATTAACTTTCAAATAACGTATTATAATAAAAATTTAATATATACATTTTTATTATAAATGAATAACGCCCCGAATACATATTCCGCTCCTGTCCCTTTATCTACAAGTTACACTCCAACAACATATGGAACAAATGCTGCTGACAGCGGTTTCAAATTTCTTAACATGTCGCTAATGACATGGTTTATAATAATTTTGATTCTAGCAATTTTAGGATTTAACATTTTTGTTTATTTAGCAAAAGGTACCCAAACTTTTTCAGATGTTGTTGGTCCCTATATAAAATATTTTGTAGGGTTGATTGGTTATACTTCTGCAGAGGTTACAAAAACAGTTACTGAAACTGCAGCTACTGGAACAAAAGCTGGTGTAGATTTAGCTTCAGGAACTATTACTAGTGGGGTTGATATTATTCAAGAAACTTCGGAAGCTGCGGTAACTGGTGCAAATGCTAAATCGTCCCTATTTGGAAGTCAAAAAACAAATGCAAGTGTTCCACGCGAAGATTCAAGTCAAGATACACGATTAAATTCAGCTTTAAAGAATTCAAATTCTAATTCGGCATCATCATATAAATATCAACAAACGTTTAATGCAGATGATGCTACAAGTGAGATTCAATCTAATAAATCTTCTAGTAAATCTGGATGGTGTTATATAGGAGAAAGTAGAGGGTTGCGAAGTTGTGTTCAAGTTGGCGAAAATGATAGATGTATGTCAGGAGATATTTTTCCAAGTCAAGAAATTTGTGTTAATCCTAGATTGAGGGCTTAGGTAATAGGTAATTTTTAGTATGGAACCCAGGTCATCAGAAATTTGAAGAATTTCCAAACCCGTTTTCTTCTCTAAGACCCCTCCTTAAAACCTTCTTTTTAGAAAACTTATAAATCTTCTTACCATGTGTTAAAATTGCGATTTTTGGGGTCTTGGAAATTCTTCAGATTTCTTATAATCGGTTGAAATAGCTAAGTCTTTTCAACCTTTTTACACATTTAGACAATTAAAATGCCGATTTTTTTTATAAAGAATATATATACACAAATGGAAAACGGACGAACAATGGTATTGCATTCTGCTATAATTGGTGTTTTGTTATACCTATTTATGATTTTTATACTTGGCCAAAATCAAATCGTTGCTGAAAACAGAAGCATCTTATTGGCCGCGGTGATATTAATGTATATGATTTTATTTGGTCACGGTTTGCCAACATCAATAAATAAAAATTTATTTTAAGTATATTATTACATTTATTATAATAATATAGGCGTTTCAAATGTCCAATGGTGTAAAATAATCGTTTTTTTTTATAATATATTATAGAATTATTATAATATAAATAATGCTCATTAGTTTTGAAGAAATTAATAAAATTTTAGTATCAAATAACATAAATATTATTGGCAGTTTTCATATAGGTGCTCACGAGTGCGAAGAGATGCAGTTTTATAATTATTTAGGATTAAAAAATGAGGATGTTATATGGATTGATGCTATTCCTTCAAAAGTAAGTGAAGCACAAAATAGAGGAATTCCAAACGTGTATAATGCTGTAATAACAAATAGAGATGACGAAGAAATTACATTTAATGTATCAAATAACGTTCAATCTTCAAGTGTATTAGAATTTGGCACACATTCTCAAGAACACCCCTGGGTTGTATACATAGGTAAAATACAACAAAAAAGTATTACAATTGACACTTTTTTTGAAAGAAATCATATTGACGCATCTAAATATAATTTTTGGAATTTTGACATTCAAGGTGCGGAACTTATGGCATTAAAAGGTGCTACTCAATCTATCAAATATGCGAAAGCATTATATTTAGAAGTTAATGAACGAGAATTATATAAAAATTGTGGACTAATTACTGAAATTGATACATTTTTATCACAATACAATTTTAAACGAGTTTTAACTAATATGACGTGCCATGGGTGGGGAGACGCTTTATATATTTTAGATAATTAAAATATATGCTTTTACACCTTTTTTTATTTCAAACGCCCATTATATATTATTTATAATGTATTATATATAATGTATTATATATAATGGTTGAATATATATATTACGATGGAATTGGAGCAAAAAAAAAATGGTAAACATAATGTAAAAGAGTTTGTAAAAATAATGAATGAACATTTTAATATAGAATGTTCTGAGTATTTACATGATTTAGATTATAACCCATGTTATGAATATAAAGAAATGAACCGAAAAGCAATTGAACGTAATGTGAAACATAACAAACCATTATTTAATTATAACAGGAGTAAAAAAACAGAAAAAAAATATAAAAAACTACTAAATAAATGCAACAAATATAAAAAAACAGCAAAAAAAAGAAAATGTAATTTAGACGAATAC